AGACTCTTCATCTGGATGTCACCAAAGCCATTCATGGCCTTGCGCACCTTATAGCTGTAGATGATTACAACTTCATCCAGTTCGCCATCAACGTTGTAATAGGAACGATATTCGTGTTTGCGGAAATAATACAGACGGTAATTGTTTTTAGTAGGACGGATGTAAAAAAGTCCTTGGCCATCACAGATGAAATACTCCCAAATGGAATCAAGTCTCGTATCAAGCTTGTTGTATTTACAAACGCGATCAAGAAAGTCTTTACGTTGTGAACCGAAGTTATCCTGGGATGGGAAGAATTCAACTCCTTGGCGAATACCAAAGAGTTTCATCTGTGCAATATGGGACGCAACAATGCCTGTGTCAACAACAACGCCACTATCTCGGTCAAGATAAGCGTTGACAATTTCTTGAAGTCTGGCTTTAGCGTCCGCCATTATTTGCTTTGGTTATTGAGTAATACTAGCAGGTTTTAAGAAACCGTCTTTGTGTAGCCAGGGGGAAGGCCCCGATAAAATGTTGCGTTGGCTGCATTAGCACCATTGGGAAGATTGCTCATCGCCGCACCATTCCCTGGAGCACTTGGGTCATAGCGTCCACCCATCTGCGCCATAGAGCCGTAAAGATTACTGGAACCAAACGGACTACCTGCCATCGGAAGCTGAGGGAATCCTGGGGCTCCTGGCATTGGCTGCGGCTGCCCTGGGCCATAGACGTCATTAATGTTCTTGCGATTCTCACCGGGAAGAATGGGCTTGTCCTTATTCTTTGCACCCGGAATTTGAAAACGAGGATCAAAAGGACTTGCGGCAACTGTTCCTAAATTGCCACCTACTGGAATGCCGCCTGTAATACGCATTTATCTAGCTATCAATCCGTTCATTCTACTCTTCTATAACTTCGTAGCCAGCGGCATCATTGACTTTGGTAATGATAATGCCGGTGCCACGTACATCCCAATTAAGTACGTCGCCTTCTTGCCAGCCAAGCTCTTCGACTACTTCGTCGGGAAACGTGATGTACTGATCTCCGTTCTCATCCTCTTGAACTTCGAGAATGTAACTCATTTTGATTCGAGCAATTTCTCCATTAGCTTATCAAGCTTATTGTTGATTTGATTGAAATTATCATGCATTTGCTGGATTTCTCTTAAGAAGTCTACCTTAAGCACGTAATCTAAAGGCATGCGTTTTAAGTCGTCTTCCAAAACGTCAATCCTTCGTTTCTGCGAGCCGATGTAATTAAAAGCTTGTTGAATCTGGTCGTTTTGTCTTCCAAGGATTTTACCTGCGACCCAACTGCCACCGGTAATAGCGGATACAACGGCCGTTAAACCGATAGCAATGTATTCAGGCCCCACGACCAAGTTTCACTTTTTTCTAATTCTAAGGTTTAGTAATCGACATGGAGTTTGCCTTTGCGCATCAATCCATTAATCATCCAGACCAAAGCATCAACACAGTCATCGTGACTACTGACACCAAAGTTTGTAAGCTCTTCAAACATCGCAGTGAAGTTGCGGTAGCGATTGAAGATTAATTTGCGATCCTCAAACAGACCCATGCACCCACGGAAGCGTGCCAACTTATCTGCTCGGAATCCTTTGACAGGATGCCAATTCAAATTGTAAAGACTTTCATTGGTTAGGCACACACGTTTAAAGTCGGCCTCCAGGGAAGCCTGGTACTGCACCGCTTCTGAATAGATGTCGCACGTTGAATATGTTGGGTAGTAATTGCCATTCTCATCTTGCCCAAGAATATTCCAGTCGTTGAGTAGTTCTTTGAGCGCGTCAAGTTTCTCAAGGTTTCCCATGACACGTAATCGACGATAGTCGATGACATGAATGCGGTCTCCAATACGACCACCCAATACCATGACAGTGTAGTCATTCTTCTCTTTGGTGCCCGCAGATAGATCAACGCCTACCGCAAGACAATCAAATTCAGTTGCAATCTCCGCCTTAACAATCAGCTCTGGTGCCAGGGACAATTCGTTTTGCCTGACAACTTGATTCATGTACTGGAAAGAAAACGCAATTGGTGCTTGTCGTTTCTTCTCTTTTAAGTAATCAAGTGACCACATGTCTGGCCAATACGATACTTCTTCTCCCGTCTTGGGATCAGTAAGAATGGCAGATAACACAATCTGAAGCCAATTGTTCTGCGTGTTAAATGTCGTTGCATGAATGTCATCATGTCTGAAGCGAGTACCAAGGCAGATAGCCCTGGCTCCTTCAAACATGGTGGGTGCAATCACAGCATTCCAGTTGTCCTGCATTTGTTTACGAATGTCAGGGTTGGAAATGTCTGCGGCTGATTTGATAGCGTCATCAATGATCACCAGGTGTGAACGCTTGGAGGTCACCGAACCTTTGAGACCTGCGGCACAGAGTGTAAATTGTTCTTCACCCGTGGTATCAATGCCAGCGAACTTGTGATCAATAGACCAGTACTCATTACTGGTTACGTTCTTAAGAAGACGTACGGTTGGAAAAACTTCTTGGTACCGCTTGCTTTCGATGATGCGTTTAATGGTTGCTGACTTAGAGCGTGCAATATCAACCGTGTAGGAGAGATAGAGAATCTGCAGTGGCTTCTTGGCTTGTGTATGAAGACCAATGGCCCATGCCGTAAACAAACCTAAGATTGTGGACTTAGCAGATCCACGTGGTGCCAGGAGATCAACATTGGGTCCTGCAATTTTTAAAAGGCAAGCACTATCTTCACCTGTAACAAAGTGACGATGCCATTCTTTATGATGTTGTGCCGGAGGTTTGTCCGCAACATAATCACAAAAGTATCCAAAGTCTTCTCTTGCTTTCTTTAGAGACTCAAAATTACGTGGGACACGAATTTGTTGCCTACGTGCAGCAGCTTGCGCGTTACGTCGATATGCAAGATGTTGATATGCAGGCACAATAAGTAATCAGCTAGTAACTGAATACTACTTCATTCGTTGGCGTTTTTGTTTTTCTTCGTCTGTACTTGGTACTGGCGTGCCTTTTCCAGGGCTGCTTGGTGCTTGTCTTTGTCCGACATTGGGCTGTTGTCCTGGTTGCGGGCTTCCCGTTCCTTGAGGTGCGCCAGGATTTGTGGGAGCTGTCGGCGGTTGGTTTCCATACTGTTCATTACGTGTTTCTGCAACTGCACTCAATACTTTGGCGCCTTGCGCTGCAGGACTTTTAGCTTCCCCACCAATGGGTGCTCCTTGTAATTCACGTCGCCCACCAAAACGATTGCGATTCTCCTGTAATTTTTGCACAGCGGCGCCAAGACTACCCGCAAGCATTGCGTCGTTCCCTTGGTCGGTAGTTGGTTGTGGTGAATTCATCATATGTGTATTTTAACTTAGCTGTCTTCGTATTGCATTTTGGCCCAAATACTCATGGATGCTTCTTCCAAGGGGATTTCAATTGGGTCATCCTTGAAGATAATCTGCAATTCACGTAGTGCACGATCTGCACCAGCCATTAGCAATCCTTTGCGATCACGGCTAGACGTGAATAGCTCAATCTGTGCAATGGTGCCACGTAATTCTTTTTGCATACCAGCGATACGTGCCACGCCAGCATCACGTTTAACGACACCGTTATCTACGTCTTCTCGCAATTTACGAATATCTTCCTGCATCTCCTCAATTTCATAGAGGAGTTTCTTGCGATGATCAGGCTTTTTGTAATGAGATTTAACCCATAGATCACACGCAGAAATACTACCTCCATAGCCAAGGAACCTGGCATACAGATAGCATTCAATTACCGAGAAAGTTTCCTCGGCAAAACTACAAAACGCATCTTGATCTGAGGATGTTAAGTTATCGACCCATTGGTCAAATAACTCAATATCGATAGCCTCGTTGCGCCTGGTTGTAGTCTCTGGCTTCTTCTGTGTCTTTGAATTGCTGGCCTTGTTCTGCAGAAGTGCGTTGTTCTGACGCACCTTTACCGATGGTTTCGCGTTCTTGGGTTCCAGCATCTTCTAATTTTTTCTTGGAGAAACTATAAGCCACTTCAGCGGCCTGTCGATATTTGTCAATATCAAACGGGTCGTCCTCAGTTGTTTTATTGACCTGGCCGGGAGGCAACGTTGTCATGGCTTATAGTTGCCTCAAGATCAGAAGTTAGACATCATGCTAGCGAGGCCCTGTTGGAAGATGTCACGACGACCTTCAACAGACTTTTGGCGTTGCTGACGACCTTTAGATCCTTCCAGACGATTAAGAAGTTCCTGGAATCGGTTAAGGTCAAAATCAGTGGCGTAATCAGTGCCAGTGTAATCAAGTGCTGCCATTTTGAAAACCGTATGTAGGTACGTTTATATTATAAACAGACTTAACCAAAGGCTAAGCCCAGGAGACCATACATCCTTGAAGTGTTATCCATTCGAGAAATATCTTTATCTGCTTGAGCTCTAATACCCATAACTGCTTTATCTGCTTCACCTTTTGCTTGAATTCCTTTAAGACCATAACTGCCTTCAATCTCAGCTACGTCTTTTAAACCGGCCGCAACAATCCTTTGTACTTCAATAGCCTTCTCTTTGTCGGCAGTACTGGCAAACATACGCCAGCGTTCTTCACTGTCGTCTGAATATCTTTGCGTCCTTTCGTCTGCATCAGTGCGATAGTTAGCGGACGCTCCTTGGATCTTGGCAACTTCTGCTAAATACTTTCCTCGAACTGCTTCGCTTTCTACTGAAGTTTCTTTTTCAAGCTCTCCAACTGCAAGATCTTTATAAGCTTGCCACGCAAATGGACTAGCTCCAACGGGCGCATCTATGCTGCCATCGTTATCTGCATCTCCTCCAGTGAATGATACTTCTTGCGTACCGTCATCTGCATTGCTACTAGCTGACGTGGATTGATTTAATGTGTCTTTAAAATTAGTGAAATAGTCTTTGGCTTTTGGTGTAAGCGTTCTTCCTTTATCTTTTATATCGTCCCTTAACTCTGGTAGGGAAATAGTTGGGTTTGCGGCAACAATCTCTTTAAAGATTTTTGGTGTAATTTGGTTATTTGGCGCGTCATATCGCGTTCCTCCTATCATCACAGAAGGAACTTTTGCTTTCTCTTTTTCTTTTTCTTTGTATGTTTTTGAGGCAACTGCTGCATTCTTGCCTTTGTCAGGAGTATTGTCCTTCTTGGGAGTATTAGTACTCTGATTGGAAGTACTAGCCCTACTTGGAGTGTTGGTACTCTGATTGGAAGTACTAGCCCTTTGTGGGGTGTTATTGTTTTGATTGGAAGTACTAGCCCTACTTGGAGTGTTGTCCCTTTTTGGGGTATCGTCCCTCTTGTTGGGAGTGTTGTCTTTACCCTGGTTTCCTTTTTGTGCCATGATTAAAACTCCTTATGCTTTTACGTATTTTGATAAAATGCTGTTTTTGATGTCGCCGTATCTACCTGTTAGCCTACCAGAGGCATCTCTTTCAGGTGCGCCAAAGATATCAGCAAGCATCTGTTGATTAGGTGACATTACTTTACCACTAGCAATCATATTAGATTTCAGTAAGTCACCAAACGCTGCAGCGCTCCTTACTTTTTGTGCTTTAGCTTGATCTACAAAGCTGTCGTACTCCTCAGGTGTAAACCCAATGCCTTGTGTACCAAATAAACCTTTAGCGGTAGCTTGGTAGTTATCCCCGTAATAATCAATAGGTTTTCTGTAGCTTCTAGCTAAGCGTTTGTCAATAAACTCAGGGTTGGTGTAGCGGCCTTCAATCCCTTCAAGATATGATTCAAATGCTCCACGATCACCTCCTGCTAAATAACCTTTGGCTTTGTTAATAATTTTGCGTTTTTGTCCAGGGGATGCTTTTGTTTGATCAAATGCATATTGTTGGAGCTCTTCTTCCCTTGGAGTTAAACCATATTCAAGAGCATCACCACCGCCACCAAAACCGCCTGTAAGCCCACCAAATAAGGCGCCTGCTGCCGCGCCCCAGGGGCCACCGATCGCCATACCTGACGAGGCACCTTGCATGACGCCGCTACCAGCTCCCGCGAGGTTAAAGGCTGACATAATGACTACGCTCTCTTTCTCACTATTTTAAGGTGTTTATGTTTAAGTATTTAAGAAGCCGCTAAGCCTGCCGGCTAATTTCGGCACATTCATCATTCGCATTTCTTGTCTATACCTTGGATTGTTTACACGCTGACCTGCAACTACATCAGGAATTCTAAATGAATCAGCAATGCCTATATTACGTTCAAATAAATCAGAACCAAAGGTGGCATCCCGCATGTCTGCCATGAAATCAAGATAGTCTTGACCTGCTTTAGTTCCTTGTTGATTACCAAACGCTTGGATGCCCATATTGGCCAAGTTACCAAGGCCTTGTACCGCACCCCAAGATAATCCGCCACCTCCAAAAGCATTGGTAGCTACACCACCGCTGTAATCAGCCGTAGCTCCACCACCTGGAGTAAATCCCGAGATGTTGCCAGCTTGAAAAGGTTGGTTAAAATCAAAATTCTGAGTGCCGGTAATATCGTACGTTCCTAACGGTGCATTGAAATAATCAGATTGGTTTGGTAACCTAAAAGAGCCAGCCATTTGTATTTTCCTCAGACGTTAAATTTAAGTATACTTCCGCCAGTGTCCTGGAAACGTTTGGTTCTATTGTGTCGCATTTCTTCAATCACAGGATTGATGAAGTCAAACTTACGTGCCATCGCTTCAGCATAAAGCTGCGGCAACTTTTGCTGCATGGCAAAAATGTGACCCTTCATTGCACGTTCAGATGCTTTGTCCGCTAGTTGATTCATTGGATCAACATAAGCTTCTGCTTGCATACGAGCAACACGAGGATCTTGGGAAAGGGCTGTGTACATCTGTTGATTTTTAAGCAGATTCGTTGCCACAGACATTGGATCTTTTGGATCAATTGAATCATTGGTTCCAAACAGATCTTGGTATTCTTTGACAACGTCTGAATACCTGCCAGCAAGATTGGGATTTCCGCCGCCTTCTCCTGTAGTAGTTCGCCAATCGCCATAAGGTTGGCTCATGAACCCACCTTGGCTCCCTCCTCCGAATAATCCACTAAGTGCGCCTAACATAATCAGTACCTATTAGAAAGTAATGTTGGGAGCTTGAAGGACTGAACCAGAGTAAGGAGCAGCAGTCATGAATGCACGGAGATTCGCACCTGCTTGGGTCTGTGCTCCAAGAGCAAGTTTGCCGGTTGTTGCCATGCTACCAAGCATTGCAAAGTTTTGGCCCATGGCATTCATGATTTGCTGCTCACGAACAGATTGATTGTTACGTTGTTGTTCAAGCAGAGGTGCCAGTGCTTGTATGTTTTCTCGGTCTTTATCAACCATGTAGCCATAAATATCCTTGACGCCTGCACGTTCGGCATTCATCATTTGGATTTGGCCTTCGTTGCCAATCTTACGCAGTTGCTCTAAGCGACCTAACTGGGTAGAGAAAGCGTTAGGATCTCCTTCACCGGTTTTCCGTTGACGATCTTTTTGGATGGCTGCAGTTGTTAACTGTTGTGTTCCTAAGCCAAGGAGTGGTGCAACCATTTGCAGAACTGCACCCTTACCGCCGCCAACAGAACGACCAGCCGCACGTGTTAATGCAGTGACACCTAGGCCCGCCGCTGCACCGCCACCAACAGCATAAGGGTTACCGCCTTCGGTGTAGTCCTGGAAAGCGGCAGCAGCAGGTGCTAAGTAACCAAGACGACCAAGATTGCGAGTGGCCGGATTCCCTTCTTTTAAAGCACCGCCAAGTAAATCGCTGGCGCTTGCTAAAAGACCACCGCGTTGATTGGGGTTTGGTATGTCATCAGCCGGTGGAGTACCACCGCCAGTAGTAGGGGGTGGAGTTCCACCGCCGCCACTGCTAGGTGGTGTAGTCGTTGGCGAAGGAGTTAGATTTGTAGCCGTATTGACTACCTGGCTAGGAGTTGAAGAAGGATTGATTAC